TCTAGCATGCCGTATTGAGATAGAAATATTAAAGAAGCCAATTGGCAAACAAGACCAGTTTGCTGTCAGTTACGGCGGTTTTAACACTCTTTCCTTTAGGAAATCTGGCAAGGTCACGGTTAATGAATTAGAAATCGATGAAAACTTTGAGGATATGTTCGTTTTAGTTAATACAGGTATTCACAGACAGTCATCAGATATTTTGACAGATCAGAGAAAAAATACCCAGAGAAAAGTTCAGAAATATGATCGAATGGCTGAATACGTTGAAGAGGGTTTAAGACAACTTAAGAAAAAAGAATATTTTGATTTTGGACTTACAATGCTTAATTCAATGAGAATAAAACAAGAATTAGCAAAGGGTATTATAAATGATAAAATAAATCTGTTGATTAATAGATCATTACATGATATAATAGGTTATAAAATTTGTGGTGCAGGTGGAGGAGGATATTTACTCTTTATGACAGAAAATCCTCAAGGCATACAATCAAAGTATGAAGACCTAGACACTTTCAGAATAAAGTTTGATAACCAAGGATCAAGAATAATATTAAATAATGAAAAGTAAAACTTGGAAACATTTTGCGGATGATGTAGATGGTATATGCCAAGCAGTACGTGCAGATCATATAAATCATCTTATAGAAGGTATTTGGGAGACTTACAAGTCCCAAAAACAATTTTTTATTTGTGGTAATGGTGGGAGTGCATTAAATGCAAGTCACTTTGCACAGGACTTATCAAAAGGGGTTATTGAAAATGGAAGTTCAAAACCTAGGATTAGGGCTATTTCTCTTAGTAACGACATCGGTTTCATTACTGCTACATCTAACGATGATAGCTATGATAACATATTTGTAAATCAGCTTATAACGCTCGCTAATGAAGGTGATTCATTATTTGTTATAAGTGGTAGTGGAAACTCAGAAAATGTTGTTAGAGCCGTTGATTACGCTGAATTAAACGGGATTAAGACGTATGGTATCTTAGGATATGATGGTGGTGTGTGTAAGTCTAAAGTCCAAAAGTTTATACATATTAACTATAATCATATGGAAAAGTGTGAAAGCGTAATGTCTATCATATTACATTACGTGATGTGTGAATTAAAAACAAGACATGAAAGTTATAGACTTACAGGAATTCAAGAAGAGTCGTAATCTTAAAAGGGCAACAGCAGAAACTGATGTGCCTTTAAAAGTGGATAGTTTTTACAAACATAAGGATTTACCATTATGGATTCATGTTATGGGACAAAGTATTCCTAGCTTATTTGGTGGAGGCCAAGTGATAATAGCGCAAGCGCATGATGGTAAGGTGTTATGTTTTGAATTCGGAGAAGAGTCGTTATGGGAACCTGTTTCATTTAACGTTTTTGATAGAATAGTAATGGAAACACAAAATAGTCAACCTGATCCTCCAGAAGCGAGTTAATATGGCATTTCAGAAAAGATCGCTCGAAGCGCAGCATATGGGTGAAGAACCAGATCCAAGGGATTGGATGGAATTAGAGGAAGATGTTCTAACAAATAAAATGTATGACGCATTTAGATGGTATTATAAATTCTATGACTTTAAAGAAACAATGGATTTTGTTTCTGAATACTATAAAAAGAATAAAGTTAAGACGACATCACCTAAAAAGATTAAACCAATAGATTTAGAAGCAGTAGGAATGCATGTTGGTTATATTGCGCGGTTAAAAACACGGGGTCTTGATCGGTGCCCAGAAAAACTTGAAACACTTTTTATTGAGAAACTTAAAAAGATTGAAGAAATTGCTAATAGAAGAAAAAATCAACAAGAAGTGGCTCAGCCTAATAAAGTAAGACCAGATATTCAGCAAAGAATGCATGATATGGCAAAGAAGTTGGCATTTGATGTGGAAGAAGTTGTGGAACAACAAATTGATAGTGGATTTAAGGAAAAATTTAATTTTAAGACCTTTGTTAAACAAAATAAGATTTCTAAGCCTGTTGCAAAGCATTTAAAAGAAGAAATAAATTTAATGGCGGAGGAGATACGATTAGCAAAAGATGGAGATCCAGATCTTAAAGAGGCATATAGCCATTTAAATGGAATTATTAAAAACAGATTAATCAAATTTTATGATAATTTGATTGAAGAATGCGATAACATTCAAACGGTGAAAAAAGAAAGTAGTAAACCTGTTAAGTTAAATTGGTATAGAAGGAATAAAAACAAAAAGAAAAAGAAAAAATGATACTCGTTGATTATAATCAGATGATAATTGCTAATTTTATGATATTTCAAAAGCAATTTGAACCTGGAAAAGAAAATGATATGGTTCGCCATATGGTTATGAATAACATTAAGATGATTCGTAATCGTTTTTGTGACAAATATGGAAGTGACATGGTTTTCTGTTGCGATAATAAAAATAATTGGAGAAAAGATTATTTTCCATTATATAAGGCAAATCGTAAGAAAGCCAGAGAAGAAAATAAACAGAATATAGATTGGAAAGCTTTATTTGGAGTTATTGATGATATTCGTTCTGAATTAGAAGAATACATGCCTTATAGGGTTGTTACTATGGATGGATGTGAAGCAGATGATATTATAGGCGTTATATGTAAGAATTATAATACAGATCCTATTTTAATTGTTTCATCAGATAAAGATTTTATCCAACTACAAAAATATAAAAATATTTCACAATGGTCTCCTTTAACAAAGAAATTTTTAAATAACCCTAAACCTGAAGAACAGCTAAGGGCTTTAATTGTAAAAGGTGATCGTAGTGACGGAGTACCAAATATATTGTCAAATGATAATTGTTTGGTAGAAGGGTTACGTCAAAAACCACTTTCAAAGAAGAAAATTGAAAAATGGTTAAGTGGAAATCCAGAAGAATTGTTTGAAGGTGAGCTTTTACGCAATTATAAGAGGAATGAAACTCTTATAGATTTAGCGTGTATACCAGATTCAATTCAGATAAATATACAAACACGGTATGAAAGTGATCAGTACACCGGCCGTGATAAAATGCTTAATTATTTCATTAAGTATAGACTTAAAGAATTGACTGAATCCATTCAGGAGTTTTAGATTATGACACTTATAGAATTATTTAATTTGATTGATAAAGCAAAAAGTCAGAAAGAGAGGGGAGAATTACTAACACAAAATAAAAGTCACCATTTGGAGAACTTACTGTGGTACACGTTCCATCCAGATGTAAAATTTTTATTGCCTGAAGGTAATCCACCGTATCAAGCCCAAGCAGAAGATCCACAATCGACATTGTTATACGGACAGATTCGTAAATTGAGATATTTTGTGGAGGGCCCAGGCGGAACTGACTTTTGTGCTGGTAATAATATTAATCCTATAAAAAGAGAAACAATGTTCATCACTATGTTAGAAAGTGTGACACCAACTGAAGCTGAGTTCCTTATTAAAATGAGTAAGAAAGATCTCGGTATTCGTGGGTTGACTTATAAGTTAGTGGCGGAGGCGTTTCCTCATCTCATTCCGCCAGTGCCGGAAACTAAAAAAAGCAAGTAGTACCATAATAACATATGATGCGTAATGTGAATTAACATTTCGGAGCAATTTATGTTTAAGACAATAGCTGCTATTGCTATCTTATTAGCAATAGTATCCTATCCAGTAAAAATCGTGCATCAACAAGCGGATGCTGCTAAAATAGTTGAGTCTACCACCAACGAAAGGTCCGCAGTAACACTAAAACAGCACTTGGAAACCCCAAGCATTAGTTTGAAGCCGATTCGACAATGGAAAGTTACACAATACAATAATTTTGTAAACCAACAGGATGAAATATCTTGTTTAGCACATAATATCTATTTTGAGGCTGCAATTGAAAGCACTGCCGGGAAACTAGCAGTAGCTCATGTTACACTTAATAGGGTACTAGATAAAAATTACCCGAACTCTTATTGTAAAGTTGTACATGATGCCCAGCTTCACGCAAGTGGTCACCCCAAACGAGATATGTGCCAATTTTCCTGGTATTGCGATGGTAAACACGACATACCATATCCAGGAAAAAATTGGGCCCATATTCAAGGCTTAGCAAAATGGTTTTATCAAAGCAACGAAAGAGATCATTTAAGAGACATAACAGATGGTGCTACTCATTACCATGCGGATTATATTGATAATCCAATGTGGTCTAAATACAAAAAAATTACAGTTAAAATTGATAGACATATTTTTTATAGGTGATTATGCCAAGTTATGATTATATTTGTAAAAATGAAGAGTGCGGTCACGAGTTTGAGGAGTCGCATAAGATAGTAGATCGACATATACCAGCAAAAGAGCCGTGTCCCTTATGTAACAAGGACACGGTACAAATGAACGCTCAACGAGCCGGATTTGTTTATGATAATATTTCAGGCACGACTATAAAGGGTCATAAGAAGAAACCAGATGAAGCCTTTACAGATCACTTGAAACAAATGAAAAGGAATTATCCGGGAAGTAATATGAATGTTTAATCATGTTGAGTTAGATTTTGAAGAATTAGAAACAACTAATATAAACGGCCAAAGGGTATATCAAACACCTGATGGTAACTTTCCTTCTATTACAACAGTCTTGGGCCGTAAAAAAGCGCAATTCTTTAAAGAATGGAGGCAAAGAATTGGTGAAGAAGAAGCAAATAAAATAACTACACAAGCAACTCGTCGAGGCACGAGCATGCATACGGTAGTGGAAAAATATATTGCTAACGATACTGATTACTTTGGAAAAAGTTTACCTAATGTTCGTTCTATGTTTAATACTATCAAACCCTTTATAGACTCCCATCTTAATAATATTGCTGGTATTGAAATACCTCTCTGGTCCAAACAATTAGGAATTGCCGGTCGCTGTGATTGTGTTGGTGACTGGAAGGGGGAGAAAGCAATATTGGATTGGAAAACTTCTGGTAAAATAAAAAAGAAAGCATGGGTTGAAGATTATTTTTTACAAGCAACAGCGTATTCTATAATGTTTGAAGAAAGAACAGGAATACCTATAAATAGTATTGTAATAGTTATGGCAGTTGAGAATGAGGAGCCACAAGTTTTCGAAGAAAAGACTCCGGATTATTGGAAACTCTTGGAAACGACATTGAAGGAATGGAAGTGAAAAACCAAGTCCTGATAACGGGCGTTAAAGGATTCATTGGTCATCATTTATATGACTCATTAATGGACGAAGGCTACAATGTTAAAGGTATAGACGACTGTTCCGGGTTAGGCTGGGAAGACAGGGAAGTCCCTCATTCTCATTGCGATATTACTAAAGATCCCTTACCATTTTCAAATGCAGAATATGTTATTCATCTAGCTGCAAAAGCTGGTGTTCGTAAAAGTTGGCAAGAAAAATATTTAAAAGATTATTGTGATACGAATATAAAAGGTACAGCACGTATCTTTAATCATTATAAAAATTCTAAAATATTATATGCATCAAGTTCTTCCGTTAAAGATATGAAAAGCCCTTATGCAATGACAAAAGCTGCCGGTGAAGCCATGGCTCCTAATAATGCTATAGGAATGAGATTCTTTACAGTATGGGGTGAGCGCTCACGTCCTGATATGTTTTATAGACAACTCCAACAAAAAGAAATAGGATATCTAACAACACATACTAGAGATTGGTGTCATGTAGATGATGTTTGTAATGCTATTAAATTATTAATGGAAAATTTTAAAGTTTGGAAAAAGAAACTACCAGTTTATGAGATTGGGTATGGAAGCCCAATGTCTGTATATGATTTTGCAAAAGCACAAGGACCAGAAGAATTTGATATTGATGCATTACCGTTTAAAAATGTAACCGGTGAGTCAGAAGAAACTTGTGCTGATTCTGCTCCATTAAAAGCACTTGGCTGGAATGTTATG